GGTGCTGTTCCTTCAGCAATACTAATACTATTTAAGTCAGTATTATTTGCTGCGTTTGCATCAAACTGTGATATTTTCGTTTTTGCCATGTTTTACTCCTAGTTATTTTCTTCTTCTATATCACCAACTGTTAATAATCCGCCTGTTATTGGTGAAATTTTTGGTACATTTTGTCCTAAAAGGTCAAGAGTGTTTACTGCTCCTCTTTGACCTGTTTTTGAATATAATCCTCTTAATCCTGTTAAACCAAGCAGTGTTCCTACTGGTACTCCGCTAGTAACTGCTGTTTCTCCTATAGCAGAGGCTACTGGTAAAAGATTTGTAATTACTTGTCGATATGGTGTTCCGCTATCAGCAAGAGTATTTCCTAATATATCTTGTGTGTCTCTTGCGTATGTTTGAAAGTTAGGTAATTTTAATACTTTTTCTAATGGTGTTTGTAATGATTCTCCTGCTTTGCCTTTAGCAAATTTTTCTTTTTGTATTTTATTTCCAAATTTTAAAGAATTATTAAAAGATGCAGGAGTAAAAACACCTTTATTGTCTATTGGTGATGTTACGACTGATCTTTGTATTGGTAATTTTCTTCTATATGCTAAATTAATTTTTGATAACTCAGTTCCTGCCGTTGGATTATCTTTTAATATATTTTTATTTAAAATTCCTTGAAATTCAGTCATAGCAAACCCTTTTGTTTGTTCTTTTGAATTTCCACCTATTCCCATATTTGTTATTTGATTAATATTACTTTGTAATTTTTTTAAATTTTCACCAGAAAAACCGCCTTTTCTTCCTTGATATTTTTTAATCAATGATAAACTTGTTTTTAAAAAATCATTTCCAACGTCTTCAGGAAAATAATCAGAAATATCTTCTAATTCAATAATCATGTCATCAATAGTTTTTTGAGTCATGCTTAATCTTGGTGTTAAATTGTCATAAGCATCACTAATTGTTTTACTTACATATTCATAAGCATCAAAACCATCTTTATCTTTTGGTAAAGTTTTATTAAAAGGCTCTAAAACCCTGTTATAAATATTAATGTTAAATTTATTTAACGCTTCTAGTTCTCTTTCTCTAACAGCTGAGCCAACAAAAGGAATAGATTTTAAACTTTCCTCAACTTTTTTTGCTCCTTTGCCTATAAAACCACCTAAAGTTATTGGTATTTCTTTTTTTAATTTTTGAGCTACCTGTGAGCCACCAATAGCATTTGCACCTTTTGTAATTGCAGCAGCAGCTATACCACTAATAGACCCATCTTTTAACATATCTAATACTGTTTCTGTAAAGTTTTCTTTTTTTTGTGTAGCTCCTGTTCCTGCTATAAAACCTAAACCTGCAGAGCCTTTAACAGTCATTGGGTTTATTTTACCTCTTGAAACTAATGTTAAAACAACCATTGTTGGTATTGAAGATATTATTTCTGTTGCAAGTGCTGTTTTTGGATATGCTTTCCCATAATTTTCAATTTCTTTTAAAATATCAATCTGATTTTCTGCAAAAGATTTATCACCAACTATTGTTTTAATTGCTGATTCAATGTCATCAGAATATTTTAAAAACGAGCCTTGACCAATGTTTCTTACAAAACCTTTACCAAATCTTTTAGGTTTATTTTGAAGTTGTTTTTTTTCAATATCTTTAATTAAAACATCTTTTTCTTTTTGTGTTTTTAATATATCTGAAATTAATTTACTTTTTTCTGACATTTATATATCGCCTAATTTTCCGCCTGTTAAATTTTTTTGTATTTGTTTTAATTCTTCTATGCTTTTTCCTTTTAATTCATCACTTGTTAAATTTGTAATTTCTTTTGATAAATTTGTTTTTTCTCTATTATCTCTGTCTGTTTTAATTTTTTTATAAACTTCATATACGTGCCTTAATGCGTCTGTATCATTATCTAATTCACTTATTGGTTTTTGTAGTATTTCGTCAAAAGTAATTCCTAATTCTTCGGCTTTGTTTTTTAATTCTTTTTCTACCACACCTATTCTGTCAATAGCGTTTTTTTCTATTGAAATTAATGTTTTTCTTAAATTTTCTCCAGTTCTTGCTTGATTTAAATTTCCTTGTGTTGCTTGTAAAAAAGCTACTTCTTGATTAGAAATATTACCTAATGCACCTCCTGTTTTTGACCTTTCTCTCATTGTTGCTAACCTATCAAAACCAATATTTGCTTTAATAGTTTCAAGTTGGGTAGATAACTCTAAAGCATCAGTATATGGTAGAAAATTTATAAAAGCTCCAGCTCCAGTTGCTGGAACTAATCTAGCAAGAGGATTGCTTTCAGTTCCCTGCCTATCAATTATATTAATTGCGTTAGTTAGAGCATCTATTTGTGGTCTTGCCAATGTTTCTGTTGTTCTTATTCTGGCTGAATCTGCTGACTCTCTATCTTTAGCTTCTATAAAAGCCTTACTGCCCTCAACATTAACAAATTCTTCACTACCATCAGTATATCTAACAAATTTTCTTCCGTCTTTATCAGGTTCACTTTGAAAGGCTATTGTTTTTTTATTATTTTTAGGGGTTTCTCCTAATTCACCACCTGTTGATGATATTTGGTTATTAGTAACTTTTCTAGTTGGTGTTCCACTCTTAGCAACTGACCCTAACTCACCTCCTGTCGCAGCAAACATACCTAAAATATTTCTATTTTCATTAATAGGTGTTTGTTGTAAATTTATTTTATTTCTTATTTCAGTCATTTTTGTATTAGCAAAATTAGGACTTGCTATCATTTGTTGAAATTCAACTATATCTACATCATTTGTACTTAAATTATATGTATTTAAAAATTGTTGATGTTCTTTTTGTAAATTTGATAAACTTTGTTTTTTATCACCTAATAATTTTAATGCAACATCAGGTGGTAAATCAGTAGGTATACCTCTATCTTTAAATAATTGATTTAAAGCCTGTTTTTGTTTTTGTTGTTCATTCGCTTGTTTGTATGCCAACATAGGTGCAGCTAATCTTAAACCGCCTTGTGGCGTTGTAGAAGGAGCAGCTTGTTCTTGTAAGGCAGCAGCAAAGGCTAATAAACTTTGACTATCTAAATTACCTAATAGACCGCCAATACCTTTTTTTTCTTTTCCTATTGTTCCTAGTTGACCGCCTGTTTTATTTTTATTTACTAACAAACTCATATTTTACTCCTAAAGACCTTTTAATATACTAAGTAAAGTTGCTGTATTTGATAAAGCCTGTGCATTTTTATTTTCATACAAAGGTTGACTTGTTGTTCCGCCACCACCTGCAGCAACATTAAGATTTCCTAAGAAAGTTCCTAATCTTTGTTGTGGTGCAGCTTGTAAAGCATCAAAACGAGCTTTATTAGCTTCAATTTGTCTTTGTGCTTGTTGTTGTCTATCTAAACCAACTGCTGCTAATCTTGCATAATCAGTAAAATCTTGGTTAGCAAGAGCAGGTACATTAGCTAACATAGCGTTTTGCCTTTGTCTTTCGTTTTCATAATTTTGCATTAATGGTGTTGACAATGCACGAGTTAAAGCATTTTGATTAGCACCAGAACCTAAACGACCAGCACGACTAAATGTGCCTTGCACTTGGTCTGTAATTGGGTCTAATACAGCTTCTTGAAAATAAGGATTACTTCCTAAAAAGTCACCACGCAAAGTATTTAAACCTAGTGATTGACCTTCTCTTGTTAATGGACTTCCAGATAATGCTCTATTTCTTTGCAAATTCATAGCCATTTGTTGTTCTGGGCTAAATCCTGCTACTGTATTTTCTGGAAAATAACCAAAACCAGTACCTGTACTATACAATCTTTGTGCTTCATTTGCTCCATAAGCTAATTGCGGTAATACATACGAAGGAGGCAACTGTGTTGTTGTCTGTACTCCTGTTTGCTCTGATCCACCTAAACTCATTATATACTCCTCATTGATATTGTACCTACTTCTTTATAATCTTTTACTTTTGACCACCCTTTGCGACCAATTATTTGTGCGTTTTTACAACCAATAGATTTTGCCCATTCGCAAATAGGTTGTTCCATTTCTTTTAATTCTTCTAAATCACCACCTGCTAACCAAAATCGTATAGATTTAAAGTTAGGGTATGTTACTATCTCCGTAACACAAGCACTTTTTTGACCAGTCCAAAGTTGTGCATCACCTCGTGCTATTGCATAGAATACATCTTTTTCGCTATGAGAATCAATACCTCTTTTTAATGCGTCTAAAATATACTTACGTGACTTTAGCCACGATTGTTTATCCAATGATGATGTATTCATATTGTCTTGATGTTCCACTACTATTATGCGTAATCGTAAAAGAGCCGTTTGTTCTAGCCGATATAAATAATGCTGTAAGTTCTGCGGCAGCGTTTGCAGACTTAGGCATAAAAGTTATAACGCTATTTTCCCCTGCACGAACATCATTTACTGTTGTCGTAGTAGATGAGGTTTGCAGTGTAACACTACCAGTAGAGTTTATTCCTCCGTCTAATATACGATTAACAACTTCGGCAACTTGTCTAGGGTTGCCACCTTGATGAGCTAATCGTTTATACTGGTTGTCAGCCATTATCTTTTACCTGTTGTTTTTGCCTCTATTTCGACACCTTGAATATACTTCCAAGTGCCTGATACATTTAATCTTATTTTATGATACCTACCTTGATTTGACCTAACATTGCAATATCCATCATCATTTAATGAACTTGCTGTACCAAAACTATCTTGATCTACTTGTCTAAGTCTTGACGATACTTGTGCGGTAATACTAGGTGTTGTGCCATCTACTATTTCTACATAAGGTATAACATTGGTTATAACACTTGCTCGACCATTAGATGTATCTAAATCAGCAGTTTCTATTAGTGCTTCTTTATTTATACCACTAAAGGTGTGTAACTTTTTATCTTTAGCACCGCCAAATATAAATTGACCACCTATATATATTGATGAGTCAAGTGATGCAGGTAAGCCATCAAGTGATGTGCTAATAGCGTCTAATTCTTCTAGTGTATAATTAATAGTCATAAATGGTGATATAAGTTCACAATCTAATTCTGCATACGACCATCTTTGTAACGCATAATTATATATTAATAGTCTGTCAGGCGTATCATCATTAGAACTACCTGATGTATATGACCACACAACTATTTGTTCTGTAGGGTCAACAGCAGTAGATATTCTGCCTTTGTTTCGTATAGTAAAATCATCAAAGAAAAAACGATTTACTTTTTCTGCACCTATTGGTGTACTTCTTTGTCCATCAAATTGATAAAAACCATCATCTGATAAATAAAATACTGTTTCGCCAACATTTGCTACTGAGTTAGGATAGTTACAACCAAACCCTGTTTGCACTTTGTCAAATTGAAATATAAGGGGTGTACCAACATACGAACCACGCACAATACCTCTTTCACACAATATAGTTGCATATTCACCACCAACGATACCTGTTACATCACCCATATCAAATATATCTTGTATATCAGATTGGTCTGTACCTATTGTCCAACCAGTGTGTGACGCTAGAGAAGAAAAATAAACACGATTAGGATATGCTGTACCGCCATATTTTACATTGCCAGTAAATACAAAGTCACCAACAACTGCTATATGTTTAGCAGCAGGGCTACCAGATATGTCAGCAAAAGCAGAGCTTGTGCCATTATCATATACTTGCAATATATTATTATGTCCTGATGCACCTATAACAAAACCACTAAAGTCTATAAACTTCCATATATCTTCATTACCTAATGATGTGTAATTACCTGCTTTTGATATATTTGTTAAATTAGAGTTAGACTTAGTAAACTCATATAGTTTTGTTACGTCACCTGCAAATATCTTAGGATCACCGCTATCGTCTTTAGCGGCAAAGATACCTCTTAATCTATTGTCGGCAGCATTACTGTATTGCGATAAATCTTGTAAGCCACGATAACCTCGTGCAGCAGGAATAACATTTTTTGCAGTTGTCACTCCGCTAGTGTTATCAGGCTGGTCAGGCAACCATTCGCCAAAAGGTGTATTCATTGCCATTATTTATTCTCCATATACACTTCGCATTTCTAAACCAACACCATAACTACCTTTTTCATCATCTACTCTGATTTGTTGTAATATAGTTTGTATTAGTGCTTCATATTGTGTTGCTCTTTGTTCATCTAACAAAAACGTATAAGCGTGAAATAAGCTCGTATAGAGGTATAAATCAGGATAGCGTGTCAATATAGTATTTGTAGTGTTACTGTCGCTGAGAGAGCTTACAGAGGCTTTATAGGTTAGTTCTATGTTATATGTTGCGTCAGGTATAGGTGCTAAGAATAAATTATCACCTATAACGCTATAAACTTTAGGACAACCTGTGCCTGTTGTTGAATATTCTTTTTTAACTTGTAAGGGTGATAAATACCTTAATGTAATTCTTGGATTGTTCATAACTTTAACATTACGAATAGTACGCATATCGCTTGGCAAAGACACATAAGCATTATCTGCTGTAGTTGTCAGTGTTGTTCGTGTATCTTGTGAGCGTGTTTCTAATTCACGAGATATACGACTTTCAGCTAAATCAATAAAATCATCTATTTCATTTGTTAAATCATCTCGTGCTAAAAAATTAGCTATTGATGTTTTAAGTTCTGCGTAAGTAGATATTGCCATTATATATTTCCACCGCCTGTTCTAAAAAATTTATTATCTGGGTCGTTGAGCCATCTTGCCCATGCTTTTTTATTATGCTTTGGGTCGCCTAATTTTTCAACTAAATCAAAGTAAAGGTTAGCAGGTAGCTCGGCAACGTGTTGTTGATGCTTTTGTGTATTGCCAGTTAAACTATAGGGTTTGTAATCTATACTTTTGTCTTTTGCTAACTTTAAAATATT